GGCATTCATAGATTCCATGGTGCCTCTTCCATACTTTTGAACGGCACCTTTACTCATTACATACTCACCAGGTGTGAGCATAGCAGGAACAGTATCTTTATTTCCTGATCCAGGAACTCTACCCCCACCAGAGAATGCCATACCCATTCCCCCCTGAAGAATTTGTTCTCTTTGAAGTTGAGAACCACTTGGAGTTTCTCCAGTTTCTTTTGTCTCAGCTGGAGTTACTGTTGATCCATCATCCTCTTCATCTTCATTATCTCTATTAGACTCATTCATTCGACTAGCCATATATGCTCCACCAAATGCAGCAGCACCACCTACAACAGCAAGTGTGGCTAAAGGATTTATTGCTGCCAATCTTGCTATTGTTTTTACAATTTTTGGCAAAAATTTAGCAACTAATGCAATTAATCCAGTTATAATACCACCAAGACCTGTCGAAAATATAAGAAATGCTCCTAATATAGCAGGCCATGTTACTTTCAAAAAGTTACCAATAGCATCAAGTTTTTCTTTGTTCTGAGGATCACCCATCCAACCAACTATTTTTTGGAGGATTTTTCCTATTAAAATTGTTCCAATAAATTTAAGAATACGACTTAATAATCCCTCTACTGGTTTCAATACTTTTTGAACACCTTTTACCAAACCTTTGAAGATACCACTCTCAAGTTTATCTTCTTTACCTGTTCTTTTTGACCTTTCTCTTTTCCTTCTTTCTTGGTCTGCAGTTTTTTTCTTACTTTTTTGATCTTCCCCTAGAGTTCCAAGGATTGAATTAACACTTGCTAAAATTTTCTCTAATATATTCTGACCCTGCTCTTCACCACCAGATTTAACCAGAGCACCTGGATCAACTTTAGTTTTTCTTACAGTAAGTGCTCCACCCCTACCAGTTCCTGAAAGTGCTTTTTGAGTAGCACTTACCTTGGGTGTTTTTTCTTTGAACGATTTTGCTGATATCTTTGACTTCTTTACTTTAAATGTTGGGTCTGCTGCTTTTCTTTTCTTTCTTACTTTTATAATTTCTTTTTGAAGAATACTAATACGTGAATCTGATGCATTCTTTATCGTTAATGCATTCGTTGCTTCCATCAAGGCACTAAGATAATCCTCTTCCTCAGAGAGATTATCTAGGTCTACACCTACCTCTAAGAGTATTTCTATTGGATCAGTAGTCGCCCTAGATGCCATTCGCTTGTTGTTGTTTTAATTTTTCTTCTTCAAGATGCTGTTCCAATAACGCAACATAAATGTCACGTTCCCATGGTATCATATTTTCAATCTCAGTTAATGAGTATTTATGGTACTGCATCAAGGCAAAGTTTAGTTTAAAATAACTAACAAGACTCATATGTACCAGGGCTATGCGAAAAAACTTGCTAGTCCCTCCAGTACAACTTCACTTTCAACTTTTGTATTTGGATTTGTCACTTTAATTTTATGTGACAACTTCGGCATAGTCTCAAAGAATGTTTCAATTGACTTGAACTGAGATGAATTCATCTGCTCTAAAAAGTCTTTGAGTTCTTTCTTAGTGCAATCATCTGCTGCCCATACATCATCTTCAGAATAAATTTTATCAACACAAGATGCAATCAAATCAAATGATTGATCCATTGCATTTTTATTTTCAAAATCAAAGTTATTTTTAATAAACTGATCAAGAGATGGATACTTCATCTCCATCATAAGTGTATCATCAATTTTAATTTGCCTAGTGTGCTCATCATTTTTTTGAACACGAATTTCATCTAGGTCAATATTTACAGTCACCTCTGTAGTCTCATCATCAGGACAAATAATATTTACTTCAATATTTTCCCCAACAGATTTTCCTCTGATGTTTAAAAATAGAAACTCAATATCAAATGTAGGAAGTGTTTCGACTTTAATTCCTTTTGTCTGAACACAACTCTTAATGACTGCTTTGATTGCAGTTGTAATTTGTTTTGTATCCTCACTTTCTAATGCAAGAACAAGAACCTTTTCTTCTTTTACTAGGAAAGGTCTGAACTGAATTGATTCTCCAGTTGAAGGTAATTCCAACTCATATGTTGGTGTTGCAATCTTTGGTAAAGGCATAATGTCCTATAGATGTATTTCAGTATTGTTATTTATTAACTAATATTGAAGGAAGATCTCAAGGCATCGTTGGCACCAGTGCCTAATTGTGAACCAAATTTTTTCAGATCAAGAGAAAATGGATTTGCATTTGGATCATTAAGGAGACTTTCCCTTGCTTGACTAAAGACATTTAAGGGAGAACCTAGAGATGATGTATTACTATTCGGTCCACTCTGAATATATCTAATGTATGACATAGAAACAGTACACTTCAATAAATCATTTCCACTATATGATACTGGCATCGAAGATATACTCAAAGGAAATGATCTAATAAATTCATAGGTCATAAATTGTTGATAGTCTCTTTCAAATTTAAATATTTTCAATCCTTGATCAGCAGTATATTCATCTGGATATGTGGGTCTGTAATTATAACTACTATTTTTAGATTTTTCATCTTCCATCATAATACCTTTCATCCAAGTTTCAAAAAATCTAATTGGAAGATAATTTGAAGCATCAACATAAAATGTAAAATCAATTCTATCATCAAACATTCTACGGTATGCGTGCTTCTCCGTCACACCAGTCCTATCATTATTAATATCCATCGTGGTTAGTTGTGAACCAGGAAGAGATGTATCAGTACAAAGAAGATTTAATTGTCCCTGATCTGCACCAAGAACTTTTTCCAATTTGGATCTTACTTTTCCATTTGGAAGGGCGATTTGAACGGCAAAGTATGAGGTTAATGATGGTCGTAATAAGTTTACTTTGACATCATCAACACTTTTTCTTCTTACTTCCTTTTCGGCGGGGTTTGCCATCTATAAATAATTTTTAACCTTATATATTATGTATGGGAGAAAGTATTAAAAGTAAATATAAACCATCATTCCCAAAGAAATATAAAGGCAATGCTAACAATATCATATGCCGTAGTAGTTGGGAACGTAAGTTTTGTCATTACTGTGATTTAAATGAGAACATTCTTGAGTGGGGTAGTGAAGAATTTTACATACCATACATCTCACCAATAGATAGAAGAGTTCATCGTTACTTTCCAGACTTTATCATCAAAGTACAGGAAAATACAGGACAGATTAAAACTTATGTGATTGAGGTAAAACCAAAAAGACAAACTATAGAACCTAAGAAAAGGTCAAGAGTTACTAAGTCATACATCTATGAGTGTAAGACCTATGCAGTCAATCAAGCAAAGTGGAAGGCTGCAGTTGAGTTTTGTGAGGACAGAAGAATTAATTTTAAGATCATCACAGAGGACGAATTAGGTATCAAATGAACCGCATCGAACAACTCATTCCAGATCTCAATAACAAAACGAATGATCAAGAAGAAATGATGCTTGAGATCATGGGAGTGTTGAATGATACTGTTACACCTATACCAGAAGCAGGAAAGTTTTATACCTTTGTTTATAATGCAAAGACACCTCGCATAACATATGATCAACACCCACTGATTGCCTGCACAGAAGTATTCCGTTGGGGGTTTCGTGGAGCAAACTTTCATCTAGGTAAGTATAGAAATTATACTTGGGAAGAAGTAGCAGGTCAACTTTATATTGTTGACTATGAAGAACTAGGAGACTTGCTCTCTATACCTTATGCACTTCGTAAAGATACTTACTAAATAGAAAAAAGATAGTCTGTAATGGCGTCAGCAAATAGTAAGGTATCTAAAGTAACAGTTTCTGAAAAACAAGGAAGAGCTTCATCAAAAGGTGTCGATAATTACTACCAAACAGAGGTTACTAGTCTTGCTGATGGTACTCAAAAAAGAGAGACATATAGAACTGATGCTCAGGGAAATAATGCTGTAAGAATTCAAGAAGTAACAGTTAAGGATGGAAAAGAAGTAAGTAATACTATTTCATCTACTGCAACAGCAGGAGAAAGAAAGGCATTAAATAATCCAGACTCTCAATTAAGAGGTTCAATAAAACAACAAACCAAAAATGCTGGAGATATAGTTCGAAAAAATGAAGCAGATGCTGCTGCTGGCGGACTTACAGATGCTGGTAGAAAAAATCAAGAGGTGCTTGGTGGTGGTTCTGGGAATAATGCAAACGATGAGGGTGAAGCAGGAGATACTTCAAGACCAAGTGGCGAACCTCCAAAAAATAAGGCAGGAACAAGAGATAAGTTTGGTGATATGAACTATCCTATAGCTAGAGATCCGAAACAGGATAAGATTAAATTTGATATGCTAAAGTATGAACCAAAAAAAGTTCAAGGATTTGGATTTGCTGATAGAAGTGGATCATCTGGAAGAACAATTGGAACAGTAACTCTACCAATTCCTGGTGGTATTTCTGATGCTAATGCCTGTAACTGGGGTGATGACACTATGGGTCCACTTCAACTTGCAGCAGCAGGACTTGCTTTAGGTGCTCTTGACGCTTCAGCAACTTCTGGTGGTGGTATTGGTGGTCAACTAGGTGATTTAAAAAACCAACTAGTTTCTAATAATAAAGAAATGAAACAACTGATCGGACAAAAGGCTGCATCAGCTGCTATTGGTTCTAATGAGAACGCATTATTTTCAAGAACTCAAGGAACGATTCTTAATCCAAACCTTGAACTGATATTTAATGGACCATCACTGAGACCATTTACTTTTCAATTTAAAATGTCTCCAAGAAGTAAAGGTGAAGCGGAAGAAATTTTAAAAATTATTAGATTCTTTAAGCAAGGTATGGCACCAATTAGAGAAGAATCAAGACTTTTCTTAAAGACACCTCATACATTTAGAATTAAGTATGTTCAGTTGGGAAGTCAAGAAGAAAGTAAGTTTTTAAATAAATTTAAAGAGTGTGCTCTACTATCATGTAGTGTTCAATACACTCCTGAAGGAAACTATGCTCCCTATGAAGATGGTGCAATGTCATCATATCAAATGTCTCTTCAGTTTAAAGAACTTGAACCCGTATTTAATGATGACTACGGTAGCGATGGTGATCTTCCCGCAGAAATAGGTTTCTAAAATGTCAAATTACTTCAGCAAAGTTCCAGATTTTGAATATGTTAGCAGACTTCCTGATGCATTGATATCAGATTATATTAATGTAAAAAATTTATTCAAAAGAATTGCTTTAAAACAAGACATCTATCAAGACTTATCATTCTTTACTAAGTATGAAATTATTGGTAATGATAGACCTGATAATGTTGCATTAAAAGTTTATAACAGGTCTGATTTAGATTGGGTTGTCTTAACTAGTAATAATATTATCAATATTCAGGATGAATGGCCAATGCCACAACTTGAATTTGATGCATATCTTTTAAATAAGTACGGCACTTATGATAATTTAAATTCATCTCACCACTATGAAACTACTGAACTTAAAAATAGTGATGATGTTATAATTGTTCAAAAGGGATTGCAAGTTCCCTCAACATATAGTATAACTTATTATGATGGATCTGGAATGGTTACCAGTTATCCTGTTGTTGAAATCACAAACTATCAGTATGAAGAGAAATTAAATAACAACAAGAGAAGCATTTACTTATTAAAACCAAGATATCTAAATGTAATCATGGATGACTTTGAAGAACTCATGACATACAAAAAAGGTTCCAGTCAATATAAGACTGAAACCTTGAAGACTGCTGATAATATCAGACTATTTTAATTGAAGTATTTGTCCATCCTAAGTTTGATGTAATACATTCCTAACAACCAGACGGAGAAGAGAAATCCTTCTCCGTAACTCATGGTGTTCCATGCATGAACTGCGCTATCCATTACTCCTCCGCAAGTTTCTGGAAGTAGGACAGTGCATCATCTTCGTCTTCAGATGAGGATGCAGTTGCAGCAACCACAGTCTCTTCTGCCTTACGAGTTTGGAATTCGGGAGTGAAAGAACCACGATCGCT